GAAAATACAAATGTATTGACTCCCCATAATTTCAGCGTTGAATCCATATTTATCAGGTGATGTATGTTCCATAAAATACACATTAACATCACACTCAATACCAAGCGCAAACGCAACAGCAGCTGCCTTCTTGTTGATAGCGGATTTGTTTCTACGTTTACCTGTAACTTTAATCATTGTACTTGTATTTACCCGCATCGTGATGTGCACTCATGTTACTAATAATCTTAAGAAGCTCAGATGCTTCTTTAGTATCTCCGGTTCGTACTGCTTCTTCGTAATGAAATTGCATAACCGTTAATTCCTCTGACATATTGTTTTTTTAAAAAAGTTCAGTTGTTGATAACTTACCCGCATTTGCGTCTGGAAGGTCTTTAAAGGCATCGCCTATGTTTGTAATAAGAACTTCAACTGTTGCATCTTCACGTTCTACACCGGTTACCCGTGAGCTCCATGCGTTGTAAGACATGTCAATAAGATATGCGTTAAAGTTTTTTGACCACTCAATTAGATCATTATTAATAACACCCTTATGTGAAAACGTATTTGACAATATAAATTTGTAACCTTCTTTGTCTAAATTTGTAATAAATTTTAAAAGTTCAAGTTCATCGTTCTTTACCCAACCGCCGTATTGAAATTTACTCGCAATATATGGTGGGTCTAAATAAATAATATCGTTATCCTTGTCAACTTTAGATTTGTCGATAGTGTTATATTGTGATAGTGTAACTTGAATATCTTTTTCTTTATACAATTCAACATGTAGTTTGAGTCTATCAACGTCTAATGGCTTTTCACCAAAAGATGCATTAAAACCGTTTTTACTAAATCGTATAAGTGAATTGAAAGCTATTTGAGAAAGCACATAAAGCTGGTGTACGTTTTCAGAAGTTACTCCGTTTAATAACCAGTCTTTATTGAAAGCTTCTCTGAGTGTATTGTAAGATTCTTTGTTGTGACCTGACTTGAAGTAAGTATCGTAGCAAGCTTGCATTTTATTTGGAAGCTCTGTATCTTGTAAGGCTTGGTGCATTGCAACCACAGCAGGGTCAACGTCAGTAGACATTCCGCCGCCATTAGAATTATACATACAAACACCAGAACCTACAAACGGTTCATGAACCTTATTGTACTTTCGTAAAACCGGTTTAAGATACGCGTTGTAGATTCTTGTTTTATTTCCGCTATATGAAAACGGTCCTTTAATCACAATTCACCGTGGTTAACATTGTCGGCACCATGATTGTTATAACCGTTTTGCTTGATATAATTATCTAGTCCACCGATATAAGCCGCAGCGTCTAATAAGTTGTCTTCTCTATAGTTGTAAGAATGTCTACTAAACTTAAGAGCAATCAGCGCAGCATACATATCAGCACCTGTAAAATCTTTACCTGTCATTCCAGATGCAATCATTGCAGCACGGTCCATGCCTTCTTCAAAGGGTCCATACATACGTTCTTTCTCTTCAGAACGTTGATTGATAATTTTGTTAGCTTCTTCTAATATATTCATGTGTTAATATTTTATTATTATACGCTTATAATATATTATTGTTTCAAAATAAAAAACCCAAGACAAATGCCTCGGGTCCTTTAAAATTTAGAGTTTAGTATTTTTATCGTCTAATTACTTCATCAATAATACCATAGTTCAATGCCTCATCAGCGGTCAACCAGAAATCACGAGTAGCATCCTTTGCAACTTTTGCAGCAGTCTTACCACAATACTCACCTAATAAGATAAACAATTCTTTGTTAATCTTTTGCCATTCTTTCCAATCCACTTCAGCATCTTGAATGTTTCCAGAGAACCCACCAGAAGATTGGTGTAACATAGTGCGAGAGTGTCTTAGTGATGCACGCTTTCCTTTGGTACCCGCACCTAAAAGTACAGAGCCCATAGAAGCCGCCATTCCAGTATTCACCGTGCGAATATCAGTTGTAATGTATTCCATAACGTCAACCATTGATAGACCTGATTTAACAGAACCACCCGGTGAATCGATGTGCATTGTAATATCATCTTTACTGGCGTTGTCTAAGAACATAAGTTGAGCTTGTACAACAGTTGACATGTTATCATTTACAGGACCCGCAACCCAAAGAATGCGATCACGCATCAATCTAGAAAATATATCCATCTGTGTCATTCTCATTTCACGCTCTTCAAGAATGTAAGGTGTCATAGAACCTTCGATTTGCTTTTGGTAGTAGTCCATGTTTGATGAGCTGAGGTTGAAGTCGCTCATCGCGTATTTTTTAAATTCGTTTCCGTAGTTCATATTATAATCCTTGTTCGGTTATTTTAATTAAGTCTTTAATTAGGGTACATGTTTCATATTCTTCTATTGTAGTAAAATATTCCATGCATTTTGTAAGTGATTTAATAAAGCCATCAATTGGTAGGTCCATATCATACTCCATGCCGTTTTCATCTATTAAAATAGCAAGAGGTTCGTCGGCTGGTAATTTATTCTCAATTACGTCAATTACATATGTTATAATTCTGCGATAAAATACGTCATGGTGAGTTACTAATTCTAATTCAACATCCTTGATAGTTTGAAAATCTTCTATTTCAATTCGTGGAATATGACTATCATCTTCCCAATTGTCTGTATAAAATTCTGGTTCCATTATGCTAGTACGTATTTGTATAATAATTCTTTATATTGTTCCCGTGTCGCTTCAGCTTTAACTAAAGCGTTTACTTCTTTAATGTATTCATCACCAACATGTGTTATAATACATTTACTGTTTTCTATTTTGAATAACGGTAACTTAACTCTAACCTCTGTAGGTTCAACTTCATATCTACCTTCATCTAAAATCTTATCAGCTAATTCAAAGTGACGCTCATAGAAGTGAATATTATCAGCACAATGATAATAAGTACCAAAGTCTAGATTCGGATAATTTACCTGTAGTTCCATAAGAACATGTTGGTATACAAAAGAAAAGAAAGGCGCATCAAATGTCAATCCATAAAAGATATCATTTGAGCGCATTTGTACTTTCATATTTAACTTATTGTTGCGAATAAAGAAATTAAGATACATTGTACATACAAAATCTTTATTATCTTCAAACTGGTACTTAGGTTGATTTAAGAATGCAATCGCTTGACGTGTATTCTTATCAGCTTTAAGTGAATCAATAACCCATTGTAGTTGGTCATTGAAAATTAGTGAACCATAGTTTGAATTAATTTCGTTAGTACCTGGGTTTGTGATGTGTTTCCAGAAGCCTGAAAACTTTGAGATGTAATCAATGTCACGGTCTTTCATTAGGTACCACGCAAGTTCACCTGCAAAGTACTTGTAATTAAATGCACGTGATTTGAAATCTGCAATTGTGAATTTAGGGTCAAACTCTCGCTGGTCAATAGTTAACTCTCTAACCTGCATATCGCGAGGTTGAGAGAGTTGACCATCTTGTTCGATATCTTTAATAATTTTTTTGAATGTATCGTTAAACATATTGTGTTGTTATTATAATCACTTATTATATGATTATTTTACAAAAAGTTTATCAGAACCTTTCTTATATGTGATAGTATATGTGTTTCCACTAAGAATTTTACCATCTAAAATACCATCTGCTACAATATCTTCAACGTACTTCTGTACTGCCCTTTTAAGAGGACGCGCACCGTATGCTGGGTCATATCCCTCAGTCATTAGAAACTCCTTGGCAACCTTAGTGAATTTAAGTTCAATATCTTGCTCAAGCATTCTTTCGTTAACTTGGTCTAATTCGATATCTACAATCTTAATCATATCTTCACTTGAAAGTTGATTAAACAAAACAGTTTCGTCAAGTCTATTTAAAAACTCAGGTGTAAACTTATTCTTAAGTTCTTTATCAATGATTGATTCAATTTTTGCGGTATCAGATGCAATAGATGATTTACTTGAGAATCCAATACCTGAACCAAACTCAGCAGCTTTCTTAGCACCTACGTTTGATGTCATTACAATAATAGTATTTGTGAAATCTACAACTCTACCTAAAGAATCCGTTAAGCGACCATCATCAAGTACCTGTAGAAGTATATTAAACGTGTCTGGGTGAGCTTTCTCAATTTCATCAAACAGGACTACAGAATAAGGCTTGCGTCTCACAGCCTCAGTTAATTGGCCACCATCTTCAAACCCAACATATCCCGGAGGCGCGCCGGTTAAGCGTGCAACATTGTGTTTTTCTTGGTATTCAGACATATCAATTCTAATCATGCTATCTTCAGTACCAAACATATAGCGTGTAAGTGCTTTAACCGTTTCAGTTTTACCAACACCGGTTGGACCTAAGAACATAAACGAACCAATTGGTTTCTTATAAGATGATACACCAGCACGTGAGCGCTTAATAACATTTGATAATACTTCAACAGCTTGGTCTTGTCCAATGATTTGCTTTTTAAGTTCAATACCTAATTGCTTAATCATTTTATGCTCATCGCCTGAAAGGCGTGAAAGTGGAATTCCAGTTTGTTGTGATAGTGTTTCTGCAATAATATCAAATGTAACTTTTTTGCGATTCTCATTAAGCGACTTTTCCCAAGCTAGAATAGCACTATCAAGTTCTTTACGCTTTGTCATTTCTTTGTCACGAAATGTTGCTGCTTTTTCGTAGTCCTGTTCTTTAACACTGTTAAGTTTCTTTTCTTTTAGTTCTTCTGCAGCAATTTCAATCTTCTTAATAGAATTAGGGACCTTAACTTCTTCTAAGTGTAATTTAGCGCCAGCTTCATCCATTAGGTCAATTGCCTTGTCCGGTAATTCACGTGAGGTAATATAACGGTCAGTTAGCTTAGCACATGCTTCAATGGCATCCTCAGTGTACTCAACCGCATGGTGGTCTTCATACTTGTCTTTAATGCGTTTTAGAATTTCAATAGTGTCTTCAACAGAAGGTGATTCAATGAATACTTCTTGGAAGCGACGTGTAAGTGCACCATCATCTTCAATATTCTCACGGTACTCATCAAGAGTAGTTGCGCCAATACATTGTACTTGACCACGTGCTAAAGCCGGCTTGAGAATGTTTGAAGCATCTAGTGAACCTGAAACACCGCCCGCACCAACGATTGTGTGAATTTCATCGATGAAACAAATAATGTTAGGATTAGCCTTAAGTTCATCAACGATGTTTTTCATGCGCTCTTCAAACTCACCACGGTATTTAGTACCCGCAACAATGATTGTCATATTAAGAGATACAAGGCGCTTACCAATAAGGGTGCGTGCAACTTTACCTTCAATAATACGTTGAGCTATAGCTTCTACAATAGCGGTTTTACCAACACCAGGTTCACCTAAGATGATTGGGTTGTTTTTTTTGCGACGTGCAAGAATTTGACAAATGCGAAGAATTTCAGCGTCACGTCCAATGATGCGGTCTAATTTACCGTTCTTTGCAAGTTCCGTTAAGTCTTCACCAAACTGATCAATAAATGGAGTCTTACCTAATTTTTTAATTGGTTTTTTACCACTATTATTATCGTAAGGATCTGGATTCATATATGTGCTTAATTTATTTTATTATTATATGGCAAAAGCCGATTATGTTTATTTATTTAACTATATTATCAGCAGCGCAAATAGCTGGTAATAATTCAGGTTTGATATTAGCCTTGATACCTAATGACTCAACATAACCACGAGCTGCTGAAACCAACTTATGTGATTTCATATTAGGGTCTGAGTTAAGGTCTAAATCTATATTGTCTACAATTATATTGTATTCTTGTAGGTATAGTGCAACTTCAACTGAACGTTCAACTTCTCTCCATAGCCTGGTCCAGAAGTCATTTATTCTAGGTGATATACGTTCACGTTGATAGAGTACATGACAACCCGTGTTGCCAATATGTATAACTACCGTAGTTGCGTAACTTGTCCATGACTTTTTATTTTGGCTATCACAACCAATATAAAGTCTAACATTTTCAGCACCCACTTCGTCTATATATTTTTTTAAATATTCGCCGAGATTTATTTGCACTGAATCTGTAAGCCTCCTAAATTTCATAGATTAAAAGTTTACGCTACTTTCCGGATTGAATTTATCATGATATTCATTAATCTTTTCAGCAGCTTCTTCAGCAGAATCCACGATTCTGAATAAATCAAAGTCTTTCAGGCTCATTCTACCAGATGCATTAACCGTATTCATTAACCAATCCATAAGACCTTCCCAATATTTCTTACCTACAAGTACAATTGGTTGCGTTTGTATATGACTGCATTGAATTAATGTAAGTGCTTCAAATAGTTCATCGAGTGTACCGAGCCCGCCTGGAAAAACTACATATCCTTGAGAATATTTCATGAACATGACTTTACGTGTAAAGAAGTATCTATTCTCCACACCTACATTAATATAAGGATTCATCTCAGCCTCAAATGGCAGTTCAATACCCACGCCAACCGAAACACCACCAGCTTCTTGGCAGCCTTGATTAACAGCCTCCATAATTCCTGGACCACCACCTGAGATAACACCAATATTTGATTCTGCCATTAGGCCACCAAACTTACGCGCCTCTTTGTACCATTTATCTTTTTTTGAAGTTCTTGCTGAACCGAATACAGATACACATGGTCCTAATTTATTAAAGGTATCAAAGCCTTTTGTAAATTCAGCTTGGATACGCATGATTTGCCATGCATCAGTTGCTTTATCGGGCTTATTGAATTTCATAGTATAATATTTTTAATTACTAATGTTATACGGTGAAATGTTATTTTTGTTTATAAAAAAGAAAACCCCAACGGTTTAGCGTTAGGGTTTTTACTTGAACAAATATTTGAACATATATTTCTTACCGAAGTGGAAACAAATTCGTTATGTTATATATCTTGTAATATTTTAAAGTTTATTATAATATTGCATTATACCTCTATTGGTACTCATTTAATTAACCTAAATGTGAATCAGGTGAAATACCAGAGTTTTTAAACAAAGCTATACTAAATACAATCAACACTAAAATATTAATAGGTATTGAAATTATAAGTTCCATATCGTTTGTAAAACCTTGTATAATACTAAGTATCAAATATACAATATAAAAATGTAGGTCGTTATTATCAGTGAATAATGCCCTAGCTCTTTTTCTTAATGTTGAAAATTGTAATACAATACCAACACATGCTATAAGCACGCCCAACATTGTAAGTCCCATAATTCCAGAGACAATACCATATCCGATTAAAAATCCACCCGGCCATTGTAGGATTATTGAAGAAACCCATCTGATGAGAAAATCAATACCGCTAATAGTACCTGAGAAGTTAAATAGTTTTTTTAAAAATTCCATAATTTTATTTTTTATCTTTTTCCACCGAAGTATGCTACGGCCAATCCTTCTGTTATTAATAGTTCATTTAAACTAAGGAATACTGGTCGCGATTCTGAAGAGTCATCCCACGGTTTGATATCTTGATACCCTGCGTAAATAACACCCAAAGATCTACCATACTTATCTAGCCCCATTGATTTTAATATAAATTTATTATCAGTAGCCTGTAATAATTCAATAAGACGGTCTTTAGCTTTTAACCCAGCTTCTTTTTCTTCAAGATCACGTGTTCTAGTTTCAGGTGTATTAATTCCATGTAATCTAATATTACAACGCTTCCACATATCAAAGCCAACATCGACGTTAGCAATAATAGTATCACCATCTACAACTCGTACAACTTCTGCATGATATGTATAGTTAACTTCTACCATTCTTTTAAGGGTATATTAACCGTTACAAATTCTTTTTAGTCGCATGAAACTGCATAATTGCGTTTTCAATTAGGTCATTTGTTAGGTTTTTTTCAACCGTTAGATTAATTATTTCATCACGGTCACCAGTGGGCATTGCTGCTAAAACTGCCGCAACAGTTTCCGCATCCTCGTTAAAAACTTTTGTTAAAAAGGTCATCGCTAAAACGTCACCTTGAATAATTTTTACTTCGTTAATGTTATCTTCCATATTATATTTATTGTTATTACTATTATAATTATAGTTAATTAAACAAAGAATGTTTCATCTTAGTCTACCAATTCTTTAAGTTTTTAAAATTAAAAAAAATTATTTCAGCGAAGGGAAATTTTAGACCACCAAATAAATAATTGATTTTTTTAATTTTTTAATTTTTCAATTAACTCCGCCACATTTACACACAATGTACCGATATTTAAATAAACCTTAAGATTTTCTGCATAGGGAAATTTTTGTACCCTAAATAAATAATTGATTTTTTTAATTTTTTATTTTTTCAATTTATTCATTAAGTATCGACAGACGCTTTGTACTATATCAATTAATACTACTACCATACAAACTGTAACAGATGCAATTGCCGCTAATATAACTGTAGTGCCTATTTTATTCATCATACCAAGTGATTCAAACCATTCCATAATTAGCTTAAATTAAAATGGTAAGGGATCGGGATCCGGACCGAGAGCTGTCTCCGAGCCGAGAGCCTTGTAGTTACTTTCAACAACCGAGAGCACACCCTCCCAGCTTACAGGCACCGTAAAGAAATCACCTGCACCGTTATGGCGGCCCACTACAATACCCCAATCACCGGTAGCTGACATATAAGCCGCGGGGTTTCTTACACTATCGTATAGTACCGGGAAGAACTCTCCCAGTTGCATAATGATGTAACCCTCTCCGAGTTTACTATAGGGGT